GCGGTCTTGATGACAGGCCAATACTTCACCTTGGCGATCGGGCCTGCGGGGAAGTACTGTTCATAGCCCGGTCGTCCAATCACGAAGCGCGTGGGAGTAAATGTCGCGCTCAATGATGTCGGCCCGGCGGATGTCGCAGACCCATTGAGGTCGACCTTCACCTCGGCCGTCGAGAGGCTTGCATCGAACGATGCAGCGAACCGACTCGCGGTGTTGGCTGTGAAGGTGCGATTGGCTTCCGGTGCTGCGCCCGTGCCTCTTGCCGCTGCGAACAGGCGAGAAGCATTCGTGAACACCTCCCATGTGGGCTGGTCTGCCGCGGTCATGAATCCGATGCGCACCGGGTATGAAGCAGAGTTGCTCTGCGTGAAGCGTCCGCTGTAGAAGAGCGTGCCAGCGGTCGTGCTGTACCCGAGCGCACTGATGTCGCTCATGGTCAACTGGTCAGCATTGCGAGTTGCGGTCGCGGTCGTTGTGACGATGTAACTGGACGAGCCATCACCGTCCTCTAACTGTGCGCCCCATAGCTCGATGGCATCGCCTGATGCCACGACACGGAACCCGACTTGCTGCGCTGCAGTTGTGGCTGCAAAGGTGTAGCGCGTCCATGTGCTTGTGATCGCTTGCGTGGTGTAGGTTGCACCGTTGTTGGTCGTGTATTGAATTGCACCAGTGCCAGTCACGCGCCGCAGCCAGACGCTTAGCGTGCGCTGCGCAGATGATCCAATCGCAGCCGATGCAATGATGGTCGCGTTCGCTGCAGTTGCTGTCAGCCGCAACGCGGTCTCGTCGTTGCGCGGACTCAAGTTGTTTGTGCTCGTGCGCGTGAGGTTCGTCGTCGTCCAGTTGTTCTGCGATCCGCCAGCAGCTGCGAAGGTCTCGCTGAAGTTCAAGCGATTGGTCGTCTGATGCTCGCACAGAAGCCCAAGTCGCTCCAGCGTCACGGGATCGTGAGTGAACCGCGCCACGCCTGCTGCGGCAGACGCGACGAATCCAAGAGAGTCGATGTATGTCCCCACCGTCGCTCGCGTCAGCGTCAAGCGTGCGTCGAGCGCGTTGGTCGTGAAGTCGAACGCGAGCGTCCAGTCGCCTGCAGATGTGTCACCGTGCAGCACCCACTCGTTGCTGTTGACCTTGGTCACATAGGCGACCGAATACTGACTCTTGAGCGCAGCACCGTTGGCCGCGCGCAGCGTCACGCCGCTCATCGGCCACACTTCGACATCGCCCACGCCGCGCATGATCTGAACTGTGCTGCCGATGCGAATCGGCTGCGCCGCATCCGTAGGCAGGTAGACGCTGCGCGGGCCGTTGGTCGTGAACACGAGACACGCATCGTGCAGGTCTGGAGTGAGCGTCACATCTGTGCTGACATTGATGACCTGTCGACCATTGACAGCCGCCACATCACCAATCGATCCGCGATAGGCGAACAGAAGACCATCGAATGTGTTGAGTGCGAGTTCACCATCCGTGACCTCGCCGCTCGTTGGGTACAAGCCCGATGCTGCACTTCGCTTGAGTTGAATGATGTCGGCCATGTGTCAGACTCCGTATGCGCCGCCGTCGATCGCGTTGACGAATCCCGTGAAGCCAGCAGCACATGAGCCGCCGACCGGGTTGGGATACCAGAATGCGTACTGCATGCGGCCCGTGTCAAGGCGCAGCGTGGTCATTGGGACGACGGTTGTATTCGGCACTCGCACGATGCGGTAGCCCTCGCTGCCGCTGATGCTGTCGCTCGCATGCGCGTAGCCGTTGCGCAGCGCAGATGTGTTGCCGATCTCGTGCATGTTGATCGCCCATGTCGATGGGCTTGCGGTCGAACCATTGGTGAGCGACCCACTCAGCGTGCCTTGTCCCGGCGTGGCCGTTGTGACCGTCGATTGGCTGCCCTGCAACACGACCTTCGTCCACGAATACTTCCATAGGTATTCACCAGTGCCCGATCCCTGCAACGCAGATGCGCTGTCGATCTTCGCGAGGAAGATGCCACCTGCGCCGCCGCTGGCTCCGTTTGCTGCGATGACCTTCAACTGCTGGCCGAACTCGCTCACGAACTGCGCCGCGGCAACGATCTGTCGCCACGCATCCGGGTTGAGTGCGCCGATGCCCTTGGTTATCTCTGGCTTGATTGGCATGGTCAGTCAGCGCAGACGGTGTACGAGCCGAGCATGGTGTAGAAGTTGGCCGTATCGAGGAACGGCTGGAACCACTTGACTTCGCGTGCCTGATTCGCATCGAGCTGCACGCGACCATCAGACTCGCGCGTCGGCACTTGGCGCAGGTGGTAGAACTGATCGCCAACAAAGTCGAACTGCACCTCCCAAGCGCACTTGCCTATGTTGCTGACCTTGACTCCCTTGAAGAGCAACTGACCGACTGCTGCGCCCTCAAGCGTTGTGCTGTTCCGCTTGCCAAGGTTCGACCAGATGTTCGACCACGGCACAGGTGTAGTTGCGTCGTACCTGCGAATGATCTGCACCGTTGTCTGCCAGATGAACTGCGAGACAGGTTCGCCTGCGCTGTCCAACTTTGTTCCCGCGATGTCGCTGCCGCTTGGCGTTCCACCCGATGGCACAGTTGCGTTGCGCCACACATCGACAAATGTGCCGCCGACATCACTCTGCACATTGACAAAGGTGAACAAACTCTGCTGGGCTCCCCACTCGACCGTGACGGTGTATGCACCCACGCTGTCTTGGATCGCCTGCACGCTTACGGACTGGCAGATCATGTTGATGCCAGAGAACGGATCGGTCTTGACGATTGCTGTGCTGCCCGGTGTATATCCCGGTGCAGCAGCAGCATCCTCTGCCGATGCCTCGCCAGTCACGATGAAGGTCATCGAGCCAGACGGCTCAATCTCCGAATACTTGAAACTCTGATTGGTCAAGTAGTACGCCATCAGTTCAGCACTCCTGCGAAGGCTGCGGTGTTCTGTGCGATCTGCGCGAGGTAGCGATTCGCTTCGACCATGACTGGCTGCATGCTACCGTCCGTCGCCATCGAGCTTGTGGCTCCTGCTGCGCCTTGGCGTGCAACGGCCGCAGATTCGGTCGCGGTCGCGATGCGATTCAGAAGGTCGGTCTGCGCAACGGACTCCGACAGCATCTGATCGCCTTGATCGCCAGCAAACTTGAACTGCCCGAAGGCCGTGTCGAATGACTGCACCATCGACTGCGCCTCGTCAGGCTTCTTCGTCAGTGCGAGTTGCGCCTGCAACTGATCGAACTGCTGCAACTGCGCGTCGGTCGCGCCCTTCTCGGCCAACTTCTCTCGCTCGAATGCCACATCGCCGATCTGTGACTTGCGCACTTCGTCCTGCAGGTTCGACAAGGTGCTTGCTATGTCCTCTTGATCCTTCTTGGCCTTCTCGGCTGCTGCGATCGCGCTCTCCATCTCCATCGCCTTCGTCACCGCATCGTCAAGGTCTTTGCCAAGCAGACCAGCAGCCTCTGCCAGTCGCCTGATCTGCTGCTCGCGACTGGTCGTCGCTTCCATCAGCGACTTGTCCAAACCCTTCATGAAGTCGCCCCACGCCTTCTGACCTTCCGCGAGTTGCGTGCGCTCCTCGATGGCCGCGTTCAGCAGCAGCGCATCGTTGATCGCCTTCTGATCTGCACCCGCCTGCTTCAACTTGTAGACCAACTTCTCCTTCTCGGTCATCAGCGCGGTGTCTGCCTGCTGTTGCAGGTCGTCCATGATGCCCTTCACATCCTCCGCGATCTTCTGCTGCTCGTTGAAGAGCGCGATCTTCTCTTGCAGTGCCTGCGCCTCTGCGAGTTGCGCGGGGCTCGCACCGAGTCGCTGCATTTCGCCCAACTTCTTCTGGTCATCGGTCATGCCCACCTGCGATGCCTCAAGGCGCAGGTCGTCCATCATCTTGCCGAGGTCTTCAAGACGCTTGGTCGATTCCTTGTTGTCGACCTTTGGGATGAGTGGGTTGGTCTCAACCGTTGCCTTTGCGTTCGTGTAGCCCTTTGCGATGCCTTCTGCCACTGCAATCGTCGCGTCTGGAATAACCGAGTCGATGCCTGCGCTAACCGCTTCCATCACATCACTACCAGCACCCTTGCCTGCCTCTTTCATTACCTCAAACGAGTCTGCGGCGGCCTTTCCTAACTGACCGCTGATCTCGTGACTAGCACCGAGCAGCCATTCCATTGCATAGACGATCGCTTGCATCACCTTGAGGACTGCTGTCCACGCAGCGACCAACACGAATACAACCACGCCGCCAATGGCCTGAACGATGTTCCAAACCACTCGCAACAGATTCACAACGAATGCGATGATGTCAACGATGAATGCGATGGCTAACGCGATCGCCTGCATACCTCCGAGCATCGCACTGGTATCTGTCGTCATCATCTCGCGCAACGAGTCGGCCATCTTCTCGACTGCGGGGCCGAACGCGCTGGCGAACATCATTTTTAGATTGTCGAATGCGCGATACATCATGTCCACGCGATCCGATGTCTGATCCAGCCCAGAGATCATGCTGTCCGGCAACTTCAATGTGTTGGCAATCGCTTGCGCCTCGGCGAGTTCTTTGCTGGTCGTATTCACGGCGGCCGCCATGCCGATGCCGCCACGACCAAACAGATCGCGCAGGGTCTTGATTTTCTCTCCCTGCGTTCCAAACTGACGAATCTTTCCAAGCACGACATCAAGTGCCTGCGCTGCGTCCTTGCCTTGCAGTGAGTTGATGTCGATTCCGAGTCGCCTGAACTTGTCGGCAGCGTCTTCGCTTCCTTCAAGTGCGTTCTCCAACTCAATCTGCAAACGCTGCATCGACGACTCCGCAACACCAGCAGGCACGCCGATCATTGTCATCGAGTCACGCAAGCCAGTCAGCGCAGATGAACTGATGCCAAGCGCATTCGCTTGATCGTGAAGTTCGCTCGCCTGCTTCGCCATCGCCATCGTCAATCCGATTGCGCTTGCTGCTGCTGCAACCATCCCCACGCTCAGCAATCCGATGCCAGCCCCGCTCGTCACCGACAGACGACCAACCTCCTTGACCGCAGCCTTCGCGCCATCAAGTTTGTTCTTGAGTCCAGCGACCACGCCTTGACTGCTCTCGGCGCGCTTTTGCAGTGCCGTCAGGTCAACGCCGCCGTCTGCCTTCATCGTCACGCCGCGAGACTTCAGCACTTCGGTCGAGCGTCCGAGTTTCGATTCCTTGCCAGAGACCTCAGCGCCGATCTTCGTCTGCTGTGCCTTGAGCACATTCAACTTCTTGAGCAGTCGCTCCTGCTTTTCAAGCATCGAGTTGTAGGCAGCACCGCGCACGTTCGTTGCGTTGATCTTTGCCTCTTGCGACTGATACGCCTTCGTTGCCGCCTGCAGGTGCGGAAGCAACTTGCCCATCTTCTCTGCGGACTTGTTGCGCTCGTACAGCATGCGCATGTGCTTTGCGCCCGCGTTCAGATCGCCCTGCGCCTTGGTCGCCTTGTCGGTCGCAGACGCGAGTTTGGTCTGCAGCGCGGCAACGCGCTCGATGGCTGCGGCTGTGTCCTTTGACTTGCCAGCAGCACGCTGCATGACTTCAAAGACCTTCTCCATCGGGCCAAGGATGCCGCCGAGTCCGGGGATGGACGACAGCGCACCGCTGATGTCGCCCTTCAGCGACTTCACCAGCGATCGCGCCTTCTGCGTGCCCTTCTCCAGACCTTGCGTCGAGGCACCGATGTTGACGAATAGATTGCCTACTGTCGCCATGTGGTCAGGATAGGTGCGTGGGTTCGCGTTTCATAGCGCGACAGTCATTGCGGCTTGGCTTTGGCGTTGAAGGCTTGCGCGAATGCAAGGAACGCCTCTTGCGCCTCACCGATGTCCTGCTCGGGCTTCGGCATGAACGGCATGAAGTCCTTCGGCTCAAATGGCTTCTTGCCCGGTCGGCGATTCATGTTCGCCTGCAGCGCGCACATCAACCCTGTCTGATAGTCAGAACGCCATGCACCGATCGGTTCGACAGAATCGAACGCGATCCACTCGGTGAGTTCAGCAGAGTCGATGCGGTCGAGCAGTTCGCCGACCGTGCATCCAAGGGCTAGCGCGAGTCGGAAGTAGAAGCGTCTTGCGCCGCCCCCTCGGAGTTTCCCGCGAGTTCCTCGACATCGTTCGACGACAAGCCGGACAGACGCTGCGCGATGGTGAACAGTTCGTCCAGCACCGATGCGGGCAGATCGCCCACGGCATCAACCTCGGTGTCTGCGAACAGTCGCGCGCCCTTCTCGTCGCACAGTGCGCGGCACAGCAACTTCGCGCGAATGTTCTCGGTGTTGAGCACGCGCGTCTTGCCGCGCTGCTGGAAGCAGGCTGACTCAAATGCGTCGCGCTCGCGACCCGTCAGGCTGCGGATGTACACGGGTTCAGACAGGTCGGCGACATTGACGCGCTCGATCTTGAGCGAGCCACGCAGTGCAAGCAGGTTCGACTTGAGAGACATGTGGTTCCTTTGGTTGAGGTGAACGATTCAGTCCGCTGGATGCTACCAATGAAAAGGCGGCGGCAGGCCGAAGCCATACCGCCGCCCGTCCGGGGGACTTGTGTTAGGCGACCGAGATCGCGCCGCTGATGCGCAGCGTGTAGGTGGCCGTGACTGCGCCGTCCAGTGCGGCCTCGGTTGAGACCGCCTGCACATACGCGCTGAAGGTGAAGGTCGGGCCACCACCACCAGATGCGCCGAAGCGCAGCACGAAAGAACTCGGGCTGGCGCTGCCTGCGGTGGGGAGATCAGGCAGAGCCGCGGTGTCGACCATGACGGTGACCTCGACCGTGCCGCCATCGCGTGTGCCCATGATGTAGTTCTTGGAGGTGTCGGACAACTGCGTGACATCGATCTCGGCCGTGCTGATGCCGCCGAGATTGATCGCGGTGATGATGCCACTGACCGAGCCCGAGCCAGTTGTGAATGCTGTTCCGGTTGTGCTGATTGCTGCCATGGTGTGTTCCTATTACGAGGTGACGGATGCGACGGTGATCGAACCACTGACTCGGAGCGTGTAGGTCGCCGTGACCTGCGCATCCAAAGCGGCTTCGACAGAGACATTCTGGATGTACGCGCTGAAGGTGAATCGCGGGCAGGCATTGCCGACCGCAGGCGTTCCGAAGGTCAGCGTGTACGCATAGGGCGTTGAGTCACCAGCGGTCGGCAGCGTGAGTGCGGCCGCGCCAGTGTCAACATTCACACCGACTTCGATCGTGCCGCCATCCAGCGTGCCCATCACATAACTCTTTGAGGTATCGCCAATGCCCGTCACATCAATCTCGGCGGTGCTGATGCCGCCGAGGCTGACGCTCGTGACGGCTCCCTTGATCGTGGCCGCATCACTGCCGCCGAAGATCGTTCCGATAGTGCTGATTGCTGCCATGTCAGTTGTCCTCTTGGTACAAGATCGAGTAGATGCTTGAGTGCAGGTAGGCTCCAGTTGCCTCTCCTGCGCTCGGCGGTTGGTAGTTCGTCAGACTCTTGGAGTGTAGAGAGTGCAGAACGCGAATGGAAGTCGCACCAGCACCAGCCGTGCTGTAAGTCCACCCGGCTGCCCCATGCAGGCTGGCGTAGATGACCTCTGCGATCTCGCTGCACTGCTTGGCCGTAGCAGCCACGATCGCCAACTCCACCTCTGCCTTGCGCAGCGTGGTCGCGCTCGCAACCAGCGCACCCGAGGTCTCCTCTTGGGTCAGCGAAACAACGATGCAGGGCAGCGCGCCGTCCTGTGCGCGAGCCTCCGGGTAGATGCGCGCGCCGACCACTCCGCTCACGCCTGCGTTGGCCGCAAGACGAGTAACCACAGCGCGCACGATTGGGTACATGGTCACGCTACGCCCTCCGCTTCGATCTGCTGCTTGACGACCGAGACAAAGGTCGCCTCTGCCTGTGAGCGATTCGACTCAAAGGCGGGGCGCATGAATGGCTTGGCCTCGATCTTGCGCGGTCGCACCTTGAAGCCGAAGACATGCGTGAGCCGGAAGCCGAACTCAAGCAGGTGCGCGAGTGTCGCCTGCAACTTGGCTCCACGCAACACCTTTGGACGCTGCCTTGCAGACTGCCCGTAGAACACGGCGAGCCTGCCGATCGTCTTGTATCGACTGCCCATGCGTCCCTTGACCCGCACCATGATGCGCGAAGCGATTGATCGGCGAACGGTGTTGGTCGGCTCTTGCACACTCAAGGCCAGCACATTCGCCTTGGCTGACTTCATCATGCGCTCAAGGGCAGGCTTGACTGCCTTCTTGAACACCCGCTCCTGCATTCGCGGCGCGATGCCCTTCAGTCGCGTCTCCAACTCCTTGTCACCTGTGATCGATGCAAGGCTTCGGACATTGACTTGGCCGACGCTGACTTTGCGTGCCATTAGGCAATCGACTCCGCGATGATCTTCCACAGAGATGAATCGCCGTATGGGTCGATGATGTCGGTCACATTGAAGTCGCTGCCGCCGTAGGAGATTCTGCTGCGCGTGGTGAGCGTGAACGGCTGCCGAATCACGATGCTCAACTTGCGACGGCGCACCGTTCCGTCCTGCTCTTGATCCTCTGCCATCTGCTGCTCGGTCACTTCACCCCACACGGTCGTGCCCGCTGGGTAGGTCTCGATTGCCTGACCGAAGGCATCCTGCGCCGTGGTCGGAGTCGAGATCGTGACTCGATGGCGCAGAAGCCCGGCTCTCACGGCATCACCTCTCCAACGCGCACAGCATCAAGCAACGCACGCACAGTCAGATTGAGTGAGTTGGTGGACGAGCCGACCACCTCTGCTTCGCGGTTGGCGTACCAGTGGCCCACCAGCAGCAGGATCGCCTGCTTCGCTGCGGTCGGGACGGTCGTGCCTGCGGTGAATGTGACGCGCACCGCGTCCTCAATCGGAAGCGTGATCGGCCACGCCTCTGTCGCGGTGGCGACTGGCTTGCGAATGCGTGCGACCGCCAGCCCAGTCACGAGTCGGAAGTCTGTGCCGGATGTCATCGTCACTGTCGATGCGTCGTCGGCGATGTAGGTGATGGACGAGATCGAAGCGACTGCAGAGCGCGGGATGATGATGTCACCACCTGCCTCCGGGAATCGACTCAACTCAAGTCGCCAACTTGTGCTGATCAGCGTGCAGCCCGTCAGAGCCTCGCAATACTCGCGACCTGCGGTGATCAGCGTGGTCAGCAGCGAGTCTTCGGTTGATCCATCGACTCGGCAGTGCAACTTCGCCTCGGCCAGCGTGACTGGCTCCGGCGCGGTCGTGCTCAGTCGCGCGAGTCGAGCGTTTGGGTACGGTCGCATGCGGTTGCCTTCTTGGGCTTGAGGACTGCGGTCTCAACGACCTTGACCGCTTCGGCCACCTTGCTCTTGATGAGATCGGCCGCGACCTCGCTCGGCACATCGATGACCTCGCCCTTGCCAGCAAGTTGCGGCACGGGCTGCTTCTGACTGTTGGCGTAGGTCACCAGTGCGGTGTCAAGCATCCTGATCTTCATGCCGTTCTCCTGTTAGTGAAAGGCCCCACCGCAGGGTCGCTGCGGTGGGGCCGTGCATCATGCCTCAGACTCAGGCCTTGATCTTCAGGTAGCGGAACGCATCAAGCACGCTCACATCCGAAGCGTGGCGGCTGAATGCGAAGTAGCCAGTCTGGTTGTTCTCAAGGTAAGTCTCGCGAGCGACCTTGACCGACACCGACTCGCGCTCGCCGATGTGGAAGTAATCGAAGTTGCCGAAGACACCAGTGATCGCACCACCAGCGAAGGCGTTGCCGCCGTTGCAGCAGTAGATCGGGTAGCCGAGCAGACGATCAGGCTCGCCGCCCTGCAGACGACCGTCACCGAGCGACCACGCGAACGGAGCGTAAGAACCGCCGCCGCTGGTCGTGATCGCAGTGGCCTGCAGCAGAGCGCGAATCTTGAAGAACATCGCGTCAGTCATCACCCACGCTGCGCCATCGCGATACTGACGAGGCAGTGCGGCGATCACATTGAGAAGATCGTTGGCCACCACAGTGCTGGCGGTTGCGGTCTCAACAGCAGTGATCACGCGAGTTGCGGTGAACGAGAAGATGCCCTTCGGGTTGGGCGCAGTGCCGTTGCCCGTGCAGAAGGCGGCTTCTTCGGCCTCGCCCATCGACTTGCCGAACTGACGAGCAAGGATGGACTCGACATTGAACGCGGGGCCGCGGCTCGGCGCATCGGCGATCAGTTCGTTGCTCACCTTGGTGAAGCAGCGCAGCGTGCGAGGAGTCAGCACCAACTGATCGAAGGTGCCGGAGTTCTCGGTGAGCGACGATGCTTCGGTCTTGTAGGTCGCGGTGGGGTAGGCGTTCTCAAAGACCACTTCGGTCTCAAAGGTGCCGAGCGGGATCACATTCGCGATCTGACGCATCACATTGGCCTGCAGACGCTTCTCGATCAGCGTGGTCAGGAACTCGGTGGCGGGCAGATAG